ACTTTGTCAACCTCAATACCTGCACTATATAACAAAGCGCGGTATGCTGCAAGCTGCAACCAATACGAAGGATATATTGCGTTTGATGTTTTGATGTCTAACAGGATTAGTTCACCGTTCATATTAATAACGCGGTCAATCGTACCAGCATATCCTAAGTCCTTACTAATAATATTTAATTCAATGCAGTCGGTTACAAATTCAAATCGTCTGCGAAACTCGACATAACGCTCAAACATTGCCCATTCATTGAGCTTGTAATCAATAGAGCCGTTTTTGTTTACAAGTTGCACCTCTTCTCCGGTATCATAATCTTCTGTTAGTTTATGAACTACTGAACCCCTTCGGCCTGCTTCGTCTCTGATCTCATCCGCATCTTTGCCAGCTTCTTTTAACCAGTTGTAATAAGACGCGCCCTTAGGGTAGCATTCTAAAATAGTTGTTACGGAGGGAACAAAGCCGCCGTCATCTGTTTTGTAAAACCTCGAATCGAGGAATGTTAGTTGTTTGTCATTGATTTGATACATATGCTTAGAGTTTAATTGTTATGCAAATATAATATAAATTTTGAATAAACAAAAAATATTTTTACTTTTGTCAAAAATAAATATTTATGGAACAAAAAAAGAAACGTGGCGCAAAGCCAAAGCCGGAAGGCGAAAAGAAAAAAGTAGTACAATTCTATTTAAAAGAAAAGTACCATATCAAATTTATTAAGGAGGTATCTCCAATCGTTAAAAAATACTCATTATGAAATTTATTACAGTTAATACATTAGAAGCACATTTAAAAGATGATCTTGATATAGTATATATTAACATTGATCATATTGTTACAATAACTGACCATTGGATACAAAAAGATGAATTAGACATAATAAATTGTTATGCTAAAATTCTTTTATCTAACGGATCTGAAATTATTTGTGAAGAAAGTATAGAGCAATTAGAAAAAGAATTTAAAGAACTTTTTAAACAATATTAATATGAACATTTACGATTATCTCGAACAAGGCGAAATAATTGACAAAGCCTGCTTTGTTGCTGCAAAAGAATTGATTGAGTGCGGCCATCATGTTATTCCTTTAATGAAAGGTGAAAAGCGGCCAACGATAAACATAAAGCGTATTAACGATGTTGTAAAGAACCCGATCAATTTGCATAATGTATCTTACTTTTTTGATCGTGATTGCGACATCGGTATTATGCTCCAACGTGGCATGGAGGTGATTGACATTGACGAAAAGAACTGCAAAGGAATAACAAAGAAGATTTTAAACACCATTGAAATGGGGTGGCCGGAGCTTTACGATAAACTTGTAATATGCAGCACTCCTACAGGTGGCGCGCATATTGAGTATTATGCTGAAAAGGTTGGAGGCGATCCGGTACTTGCAAGGGTGGAAGGTAGTCCACATCCAGTTACCGTTGTCGAGCGCATTGACGAAACCAATAAGCAATACATAAAAACGGCTCCTTCCGCAGGCTACTATTACATTAAAGGAAACCCATGCGAACTGCCAAAGCTTGATATTGAGGAACGTGGATGGCTTATGTCGGTTATAAAGTCTTTTGATCAATCACCTGTTTACGAGGTGAAGAAAAAAGATTACATTCGTGAAGATAGTCCTTGGAAAGTATTTAACGCTCAAAACGATTGGCGATATATACAGGATGAATTAACAGTTAGGAATTGGAAAGTAGTAATGGAGTTGAATGATCGTGTGGTAGTTCGCCGTCCGAATGCAACATCAAACCATTCAGGAAGTATTTTTAAAGATTCAAACATCCTTTACCTATTTTCTACAGGAAGCGATCTTGAAGCAGGGAAAGGATATACACCTTTTGGTATTTACGCTCACTTTTATCATGATGGCAATATCCACAATGCACAAAAGCAGTTAGCGACTCAAGGCATCGGTATAAACATAACCGATGAAGGGCAGTTTTGGAAAAAGGAAAAACACCGATTAAAAATTAAATACACCGAACTAGCAGCATGGCTTGAGTCTATTGGATATTATTATTACGATAATCAATTAGTTCAGGTCATTAATAACAAAGTAAGAATATCTGAAACATCTGATCTCATTAAAGCGTTTTTAAATGAAGTGGAGCCGGATATATTAGACGATATGATTGAGAAAGTGCCTGTGATATTTAAAGAAAGCGGCGGTCTTATGCAGGGCTTAATAGGTACATTAAACAGAGAGTTTGTAAGGGATAGTAAAAATGAGACTTGGTTTTTCTTTATTAACTGCGCTGTAAAGGTCACAAATGAGAACTGCGAGCCTGTTTTGTATAATGAGATAAAAGGTTTAGTTTGGGAAGAAAACATTATAAACAGGCGCTTTGAGCCGATTAATTACACCGGCTGCGATGCTGAAAGGTTTATAGGTATTTTAGGAGGTGATGATATTACCCAACTTGAGCAGATTATAGGTTACAATTTGAGCCGATATAAAGATCCGTTAATAAGTAAGGCAACGGTGATAATGGAGGATGTATCTGCTGAGTCAGAGGGCGAAAGTCAGGGGCGGTCTGGTAAAGGTGTAATGATTAAATTCATTAAAGAATTTAGAAAGACTAGTTACATAAACGGAAAGACTATGAACTTTAGCGACTCTTTTCTATGGCAGTCCGTTCAAATGGATACGAATCTAATCTTTATTGATGATGTGGAAAAGTCATTCAGGTTTACAAAACTATTTAGTCAGATAACGGAGGGCATTGAAATAAACGCAAAGAACAAAGCAAAGGTTATTATTCCTTATGAGACATCCCCAAAGATAATCATAACATCAAACTATGCAGTTGGCGAAATGGATGACAGCACATATGATCGCAAATTTGAATTTCCTGTAGTCAAACATTTTACATCTAATTACAAGCCTGTGGATGAATTTGGAAGGGCTTTCTTTATTGACTGGGATGCTGTTGAATGGTCAAAATTTGACAACTTTATGATCTCATGCGCTCAAAAGTATTTAAGCCTAAATGATCGCGGCAAAATAACCGTAAGGACTTCAAACTCAATAGATAGGAATCTGATAAACGATACTGATAGGGGATTTGTTGAGTGGATGGATGATCAGTTGCAAAGCAACTTCTTTTTGTTTGCTCCTCAAGTACTTAAAAATGAAAGGTCTGAAAAAAATGGCAGTTTAACGGTAAATGCTGTGAATATGTCTATGTTTAAAAAGAATACAAATAACCCTGATTATTACATAACTAAGTCAAAACAGGATGTTTTAGAGCTGATTCATAAGGTATGTAACAACAACAAAATAACACAAACAACTTTAACCAAGTGGATTAAAAAATGGTCTCAAGTTAGAGTTGTTGAGTTGGATCATGCATACAAAAGAGGCAATGATAGTGGCAGGCTTTACAGGTTTATTTCATGGCCTGATCAAAATAATTCATTTCCAAATCAATTATCTGAAAGTGAGGAGCCGCCATTTTAAAACTGGGAAGTAGGAAAAAAACAGCTTTGTTCAAAGTTTACGTTTCCTACTTTCCTTTTTTATTTTTTGGTTTCCTACTTTGTTTTTGGAACATTAACACATTGATAATCAATAGCAATATATCTTATTTCCTACTTTACTACTTCTTTTTAGTAATAAAAATAAATAAATAAAATATATATATAATAAGGGTGTATATATATTATATATATAAGTAGGCAAAAAAATATGGGAAAATGGGAAAAGTAGGTATTTTCAATAAAATTTGCTTTTCTCAAACATTTATCTATTTTTATGTATGCGAACGGTTTTTGATGAATTGCCGAAAACGATATTTGATTAATGCAAAACATCCTGATCAATAAAGTGGCTGCTATTATTGAAAAGGAAATGTTGACACCTAAATTCAGGGAGTTGACCGTAAAAGATAGGGATTACGATAAAGCACGGTATCTTTACATTTGGGTATTGTTTAATGAGTTTAATGTTGAAAGGGTAGTGATTAGGGATACTTTGCCATGTTACAAATACGGTAAAACGGTTTATCAGGTAATACGGCGAATGTATTTGAGGAGGAAAGACAATGATTTGATTTATGAGGTTAAAAACATAATACGCATATATGCCAAAGGGCGCGATAAATATTGATTGGGATCAGGTGGCCTATTGGCTTGAAGCTAGATGCTCAGGAAGCCAAATAGCTGACATTTTAGGCATTCATGAGAATACTTTGTACGAAAGATGCAAAACGGATTTGGGATTAGAATTCGTGGCATTTAAGGCCAAAAATAGATCTAAGGGGGAACAGAACTTAAGATTAGCGCAATATGAATCTGCTGTAAAAGATAAAGACAGAGGGATGCAGATATGGTTAGGTAAACAATGGTTAGGCCAAACAGATAAGAGTCAAAGCACTATAGACATTCCTCAAATGAAAGTTGTGAAAATAACTACAGATGGCATCACCGAGCAAAGTAATATGGCAGACCCATCAAGCTTATAACGATGGCTGGCAAATAATCTGCAATGAAGGCGGGAGCCGATCCGGTAAGTCTTATTCAACAATTCAGATACTTGTAAGCATTGCAACAACTGAGGCAAACAAACGTATTTCAGTTGTTTCGCATTCTTTGCCTCACATCAAAAGGGGCGCATTTCGGGATTTACAACATGTGTTAAAAGAAACAGGCAATTGGTATGAGGATTGGATTAGGTGGACTGATTTCGTTTATTCCTTTCCAAATGGATCTTATATCGAGCTTTTTGGCCTTGAGGATGAGGGCAAAGCACGCGGGCCGGGCAGGGATATTCTTTTTATAAATGAGGCTAATTTGATAAATAAACTTTTGTTTGATCAGTTGGCAATGCGTACCACAGGCACTATTTTTATGGATTGGAACCCTGCTGAGTTTAATTCGTGGGTTTACGATATAGCCGATAACCCGAAAAACAAAAAGATCCATTCAACATACAAAGACAACATACACAATCTAAGCCAGCAACAGATTGACTACATAGAAAGCTACAAAGATTTGCCGGATGATTTCATGTGGAAAGTTTACGGCTTAGGGCAAAGAGGAGCAAGTAAGGAACTTATATACACCAATTGGAAAGTTGTTAGTCAATTACCCGACAAAGGGCAGATATTTTACGGCTTAGACTTTGGTTATACAGTACCCACAGCACTTGTAAAAATAGAGCATTATGAGGGTGCTAATTACATACAGGAAATGCTTTACGAGCCTAAGTTGACAATTTCAGACCTTGTGATTAAATTAAAGAGTTTAAATTTGACAAGGAGTGATGAAATCTTTTGTGATGCAGCTGAGCCGAAAACAATTGAGGAACTAAGCAGAAACGGATTTAATTGCAAAAAAGCTGATAAAGATGTATGGGCCGGCATCATGAAAGTAAAATCACATCCTTTGCATATTGTACATAATAGCAACAATCTGAAAGCAGAACTGCAATCGTACAAATGGAAAACGGATAAAGATGGCAATATAGCATCGGACGAATCACCTGTTAAAGAACATGATCACTTACTAGATGCCATGCGTTATGCTATCTTTACCAAATTAACAACTAAATCGCCCAGTTGGGTAGCATTCTAATGAGTTGGATTACCAAATTTTTAGGCATCGAAAAGATTAAAACGAAAGCGATGTCATTTCCCGGTATTTACATTGGCAATCATGTAAACTTTTTTAGGTGGGATAAAGATGCGAATGCATACACCAACAACGATACTGTTTTTACGGTTATTAAAAAGATAGCAAGGAAAGCATCAAATGTGCCTCTTTATACGTATCTGCCAAAAAATCAAACATCTTTAAAGCGATATAAGCACAGCCCTGTTAATAACGTGCAACGCTACCAATTAGACAGGGTAAAGGCATTGGATGAGGTTGTAAGCAATAGCGCTTTGTCAGAGCTTATCAATAAACCTAACCCTTCACAGGGTGCTGATTCATTTTATGAGGGGCTGTTTTCGTTTTATGCTTTGTTTGGTGAGTGTTTCATTTGGTTAAATAGGGGCGGTATTGAAAATGGAGAGGTGCTTGAGATGTATATCCTCCCTCCTGCAAAAGTTGAGATTGTACCTGATCCACAGGATTTATACGGTGTTAGTGGGTATCTGATAGATCTTGGTGGTAAGTTTATACCAATTGCAAAGACTGACATTATACATTGGAAAACATTTAACCCGAATTTTGATGCTGTTGATCGCAGCCATTTACGTGGGTTTAATCCACTTATTCCTTTGAAAAGAAGGCTGCAACAGGATAACGATGCTATGGAGGCGGCGGTTGCAATGTTTCAGAACGGCGGTGCAAAAGGTGTGTTAACAAATGAAACTTTGGACAATTTAAGTCCAGAGCAAGCCGGGCAACTAAAATCTGTTATAGACAACAAGATCAATAATGCTGCAATGAAGGCCGCTGTTGCTACTTTGCAGGGCAAGTGGGATTATTTGGATATTGGCAAGGATTCAGTTGACATGCAGCTACTTGATAGTCAAGATAAAACAATGGAGCGTATTGCAATGGCATTGGGTGTGGATCCTGACATCTTAGTACCTGGTCAATCATTTAGTAACAAAGAATGGGCTCAAAAGAAATTTGTTACCGATCTCATCATGCCAATGTGTAACAGCTTAAGGGATGAACTTAACAGAGGTTTGGTGACATCATTTAAGAGCCGTGAGTATTTGGATTTTGATTTTAGCGCAATACCTGAGTTACAGGATGATTATAGCAAAATGTCAACGGTTTATAACGGCATGTTTGACAGGGGCGCAATCACAGGTAATGAGTATAGGCAATTGTTAGGCTTTGAACCTACAACGGAGCAAATGCATAGTAAGTATTTAATTACAGGTAATTACGGGCTTATTGAGGATATTGACGTACCAAACGAATCGGGCAGCAATGATGAAAGCGGAGAGTACAACGATTATATGGCTTAAGGATTACGGCTGGCAGTTTGTGAATGTTTGTATATTTAAGGCACTAATTAATTCAGAGGCAATAAAATTTTATAAGTTTATACAGCACAATGTCACAAACAATAGAAATTAAAAAGTATTGTCAAAGCATTGCAAAGCGGAAATATCCTGAGACTGAGAAAGAAAAAAAGTGTATTAACGAGTATGGCAAATTGATTATAAAACGTGGGCATTTTACAAAAGAACTGATTAATTTCATCTCAAAATATGACGGCGAGACAAAGGCGAATATATTGGAACAGGGAGAGGAATAAAGCCGTTAAATACATCAATAAGTATCAAAGAAGCTTTTATAATGCTTTGCAGTCCGATATGCGAGGCTTTCAGGATGCACTAAGGGAAAGCGAACAAGCTGCAAAAAAGTACGTGAACAATCTGCTTTTTAGTGATGGTATAAGCCGAGTGATGAATCAAATAATTAGGGAGGTTGGTGTAAGATATGCACGTACTAATTACAATACACTAAGAAAGGAAAAGCAGTTTAACACATCTGAGGAGTGGATCCAATTGATAATGGAATACTTAGGTACTAACTTTTACAACAACGGAGTTTTGCAGATAGTAAAGACAAGCCGAACGATGATGCTTGACATATTAGAATTAGGCAATCGGGAAGGGTGGGGATATTCTGATTATGCTCGTTATTTATCTGAGAAAGTGCCTGGTTTAAATAGGAATAGGGCAGATATGATTGCACGAACTGAGGTTGGCAGGGCTATTCATGCCGGAACATTTGTTGGTGCTGACAAATCACCATTTGAAAAGCAAAAGATGTGGGTTGCTGCAAAGGATAACCGGACAAGGGGAAACCCTATCAATGGGCAAAAGGATAAAGCAGACCATTGGCATTTAGATGGGCAAACGGTAGATTTTAATGATAAGTTTGTGGATCGCAGATCGGGAACAGAATTAGAGCATCCACATGATCCACAGGCGGGGGCCGCTGATGTTATCCGTTGCCGTTGCACTTTTGCGATAGTCAATAAACGGGATGCAAACGGCAGATTAATAAGGAAACAAAGTATTAATTTTAGATAGTTGACAAATATTTATCTTTGTATTGTTTTTATATTTGAATTTTGTTAATATGCCAAGTCCAAGAGCAAACGAAAATAGAGATCAGTTTTTAGATAGGTGTATGGGTGATAGTGAAATGGTGGGCGAATTTGGAGAAAATGATCAGAGATACGCGGTTTGTGTGAACTACTGGCAAAATAAAAAAAGTATGGCAATTCAGCATAAAGTTTACGATTTAAAGGCATTGGATGTGGATGTATCCAAACGCAGCGTAAAAGTTGCCATTGCTGAAATGGAGAGCATTGATCGTGACGGTGATGTATTTGATAAATCTGCATTTGACAAAACCATTGCAGAACGTGGCCCATTAGGATCAAATGAGATTTGGCATTTGGTGAATCATGAGCGTAAACTTGAAAGCAGCTTAGGCAAATTTCAGAAGCTATATAAAGAGGGGAAATATATTGTAGGTGAAAACAGTTACCGTGACATGTTCCTTTGGAAAGAAGTTGCATGGCCTTTATATGAGCGTGGCGATATTACTCAACACTCAGTAGGTTTCAGCACTTTGAATCAAACAAAAGCAAGTGATCACAATGTAATTACTCAGGTCGCTTTGTGGGAGGGTTCCGCTGTTCTTTGGGGAGCAAATCCAAACACACCAACTTTCGAGGTTGTGAAATCCTTTTTAGAGCAAAAGAAAGAAACGGCTATTGATTACATGGCATGGGTTATTAAAAAGCTGAAAGAGGGCAAATACTCAGGCGAAAACGAATCTTTACTTATAAACGAATTGCAAGAGGTTTCTAATCTATTTTTGCCGCAGGAGACTGCACAAAAAGAAAGTGAGCCGCAGGAGACTGCACTCGGTTTAAATGATCTGAAATCTGCAATTAATATACAATTACTAAAATTTTACAAATAACAAAAAATGGCAAATGAAATCCTCGATGCCCTAAATCCTTTGGTGGATGGCATCAAATCAGAAATCAAGTCAGTAGATGCTAAATTAGCCGCTGACATCGCGCAACTTAATGAAGATGCGCAAAAGAAAAACGAAACAATCGGAGAACTGGCTAACAAAGTAAAAGAAATGTCAGCTTCAGCAAATCGTTTGAAATCAGGTATTGAAACAGAAGCAAAAAAAGATTGGTCAAATTCAGATAGATTCAAGGCTGCCATCATGGATATTGTAGCTGAGAACTATGATAAGATCAAATCTGAAACATCTTTCATGAGTACTAAGGTTGTTGGTGACATGACCATGACTAACAATCTGACCGGAACTTCACAGATTAGCTATGTACCTTCAAATCTGCTTCGTTCTTTCTACAATCCTCATCTTTATGATGTTTTTCGTATTATCCCAACTGCAACTGGTAACGTTACTTTCCCCCGCGGAAATAACCCTGTAGGTGAAGGATCATTCGGAGCGCAAACAGAAGGCAACAGCAAATCACAAGTTGATTATGATGTAACAATGGTTAACGTTTCTGTTCCTTTTATCGCTGGTTTTGCTAAGGTTAGCCGTCAAATGCTGCAAGATCTTCCTTTCTTACAAGCTTACTTATCTCAGTCACTTGTTGAAGATTGGAATAGAGCGGTAAACACACGTTTCCTTAATACAATTGCTTCCGGATCAACAGCCCTTTCTACATCTGCAACAGTTAATGCTGAAAAAATGATTGATGGTGTTGCACAACACATGGCGCTTGGTCTTGGTATGCCAAATGTAATTCTTACTACTCACGCTTCATGGGCTACTTTGCTTAAAACTAAGCCTGCTGATTACAGTGTGCCTGGTGGTGTTACAATAGGAGCAGGCGGTGAAACTCGCATCGTTGGTATCCCAGTTGTACCACATGCTCAAGTTACTGGATCACGTTTTTATGTTATCAATACCGATGCTTTTGGTATCGCTCAAGCTTCTGCTCTTAGCGTCCGTAGTACTGAGTTTGATGATACAGATTTCCAAAAGAATCTTATCACTTACCGTGCTGAAGCGCGTATTGAACTGCTCAGCTTCCAACCTACTGCCGCTGTTTACGGAACAACCGGAACTGCTTAATTGGTTTGTGTTTAGTGTTGGCTTACAATTACGGCCTCCCAGTTTTGGGAGGCTTTTTGTATATTTGTGGTATGAGAGCCGTTTGTCTTAATTTAGCCGCGCGTAATGATAGATGGAAATTAGCCGAAAAGGAATTTAAGCAACAGGGTATTGATGTGGAACGATTTTATGCAATTGAGCATAATGATCGTTTTTTATCATTTAATTTATCTCAGCAAGCAATACTTAAAACTATTACAGAAAACACGGCGGTTTTTGAGGATGATGTTGTATTTATAAATAATATGTACAAGCACATCATCCAAACGGCTCCTGAGGGTTGGGATATGCTTTATTTAAGTGGTCATGTGCTTATGCCATTAAAACACGTTGAAGATCATTGGTGGAGGTGTAAACATACGCATACAACTCATTCCGTTATTTATACACCACAGGCGGCAAAGTATATACTTGAGCGGTTTGACCCAATGAAAAGCGGCATTTATGATGATTTCCTTTTACGTGAAATACAGCCTAATTTAAAAGCTTATATTTGTAAGCCATTTGTTACAACGCAGCGGCCTGGATATTCTGATTTATGGCAGACTGAAACGGATTACGGAATATTACACACACAAAGCAAATTAATATGAGAATAGTTCACATTACTTTTGCTGATATGAATATGTCGCAAAGTGCAATACTTTGCAGAGATAGTGCTTTAAAACACGGTGCGCATCATTCTATTATGTTTAACAAAAGATGTTATGATCCTTTGTTTTATAGTTTGAATAAAGATGTTTTGGATCAGGATAGAGGAGCAGGGTATTGGTTATGGAAGCCTTACATTATTTACAATAATTTATGCAGGCTAAATGAAGGTGATGTATTGATTTATACAGACGCGGGTGTTGAAGTGGTCAATGATTTAAATATTATCATTGATAAAATGGATAGCGATGTGTTTTTATTTGGAAATAATTACAAGCATTTGGATTGGTGTAAAATGAGTGTAATGAACGGAATTTTTCCGAGGTGGGATACAAAATTTAACAGAGATAATAGGCAAATACAGGCTTCTGCAATATTTATAAAAAACACCAAAGCGGCTAGGTTGTTTATTGGTCAATGGCTTAAGTATTGCCAATTAGATGGTTTTATTGATGATTCATTAAGTACTGATTACAATTACCCTACATTTCAGGAACATAGGCATGATCAAGCAATACTAACTTGTTTGGCTTATAAACACGGAATAAAATTACATTGGTGGCCTGCGCATTATAACGAAGGCCAGTTTATTTACGATAAAGATCAGCAATTTCAGGATGATAATTATCCTGTAATATTTCATCATCACCGCAAAAGAAATAACGAATGGTAAAAAGAATAACACAAGATAGGTGGCATGAGGCGCAAATAGCAGAAAGAATCTGTCATAAATTTGACAGAAAACATGGCGAAAATCATTATAAAAATACTTATCTAAATTATTTTCAATATTTAGATATTAAGGATTCAGATGCTTTTATTATTGAAATAGGATGTGCAGATTTTCCTGCTTTACAATGGGTTAAATTTGGGAAAGGTATTTTTATTGAACCGATGCCATCGGTAATATTAAAAGATATTGCAAAAGAATTAGGCTGTGATATTATTGCGAAACCAGTTGAGGAAATAGATATACCAAAATGTGATGAAATATGGCTTTTAAATGTGATGCAGCATGTTATAGACCCGGATTTGTTTATTGCTAAGTGTAAAGAATCGGCTAAGGTAATCAGGTTCTTTGAGCCAATTGATTGGCCAATAGAAATTTATCATCCTCACACTTTTACATTTGATTGGTATAAAAGTCATTTTCCTGATGCTAAATTATATAAAGGCGACAAACCTAATTTTCACGAAGCTAAATGTGCATACGGTATATGGTCACAAGCTTAAGCATAGGCACTGGAGGACTTGGTAGGTTTGGTAACCAAATGTGGACTATTGCCGGATGCATTGGTATTGCAAGGGCAAACGGAATGGATTTTGCTTTTCCTAAGTGGGTGAATCATGATAATGTGCTTTTTGGAGCGAATAGAGACGATTTAAGCCGCTATTTTGTTAATCAACTGCCTTTGTTACCTGATGGCAGGCATTGGCAGGAATACGGCTATTTTTGGGGATATAAGGATGTAAAATTAAATAGAGGTGACTGGTCAATTAATGCGCATCTGCAAAGCCATACATTTTTTGAGCATTGCATTGATGAGGTGAGGCATTACTTTACTTTAAAAAATGAAGGCGAACAAAACAATTTCTGCGCTGTTCATGTGAGGGCGGGGGATTACATTGATGATCCAAATGCTTATCATCCAATTTGCTCAAATGAGTATTATCAAAAAGCGGTTAGTTTAATGCCATCAGGAACAAAGTATATTATTTTTAGTGATGATTTGGATTTTGCTAAAAAAAGGACTGGCATCGATGGCATCTATTTATCTGAGCATTACATTGATGATTTTAGATTAATGAAGCGGTGCAAACATTTTATTATTGCAAACAGTAGCTTTTCTGCAATGGCGGCTTTATTGGCAGATCATCCCGAAAAGATAGTTGTTGCCCCTAAGCGTTGGTTTGGACCACATGTTGACATATCGGCAAAAGATATTTATCATCCAAAATGGTTAGTAATATGAACATTCTTTGGTCAATACACCTTTATTTCCCAAGACATGGCAGCGGAGCCGAGGCAATGGCTCGAAACATAAACAGGTATTTAAAAAGTCAGAGTCATGACATTAAAATACTATTGCATCAGGCTAATCAGTACAAAATAACTGAGATGTATGAATATGAAGGTGTGGATGTATTCCCGCCTGATGAATACATTATAGATAAACTTTTTACTTGGGCTGATGTGGTAATTTCACATTTAGATTACAACAAATGGACTACTCACACATGTGAAAAATATAAAAAGCCAATAATTCATATTGTTCACAACGATACACCGTATCCATCGGTAAAGGATTCACCCATACCTGTAAAAGTGGTTTACAATTCCGACTGGTGCAAAAAGGCATTAAATTATAATTGGCCTAGTATTGTGTTTCCTCCTCCTATTGATGAATGGGTAAAGACGGATGATAAGGAAAGGAAATATATTACCTTAATAAATTTGAATCAAAACAAAGGAAGCCGTTATTTTTACAGCCTTGCTAAAAAGCTGCCTCAATATCAATTTTTAGGTGTAAAAGGCAGTTATGATGGTCAACATATTGAAAATCTGCCAAATGTAAAAATAATACCAAATACACCTGATATTCGGGAGGTTTACAAAAAGACAAAAATATTGTTAGTGCCTTCGCATTATGAAAGTTGGGGGATGGTTGCAGGCGAAGGATTGATAAATGGCATTCCTGTAATTTACAATCCAACACCTGGACTGCTTGAGAATGTTGCAGATGGTGGGATATGCTTAAATAGAAAAGATACAGAAAAATGGGTTGAAGAGATTAATAAATTAATGACTGATTCGACATATTACAAAAAATGGTCTAAAAAGGGATTAAAAAGAGCCGAACAGCATTTGCCCAAGTGGAAAGAATTGGAAGAGTTTATCTGTAAATAAAAAGCCGCCTATAGAAATAAGCGGCAACAAACCCTTAACCATTGTATGAGAAAACAAAGATATGGTGTTTGGTTGACAAATTAAAACATATCCGGTCAACTATTTTTTACCTTTGGTAGGTATGAACAATATATACGAAATTAAGGTTACTGATGGATCAGAGCCTATTAGCCTGGAAACGGCAAAGGATTGGTTAAGGGTTACGACTGAGGATGATGATGCTATAATAACTGATCTTATTACCGTTTCACGTAAAAGAATAGAAGCCTATTCTTTACGGTCAATGGTTGCAAAAAGTATTGTTTTAACCGGACATTTACAATATCCCTTCCTTTTGCCTTATTCCCCTATCTCAAATATTAGCGCGGTTAAATATTTGCAGGGTCAAATTGTAGATACTGGGGTGAATGATTGGGATACTTTGGATCCTGATGAATATCAGGTTATAGGATACAACGATAAGCATTTTAGACCGCAATTTACAGGCACTTATGAAATAACCTACACAACAACAGCAAATGCAGATTCGGGGCTTAAAACCGATTTAAAACGTGTTTTATTGTGGATGTACGAAAACAGGGGGGATGATACGGATGAAATGCCTACCGAGTTAATGAGTAATGCAAAAAATTTAAAGGTGTTGACATGGGTATAGGTGTTGCCAGGAAGGTAAAAATTGTGGTTGTTGGTCAGTCTAATGGTGTGGATGGCCCTGATGTCACAAGTGATGAACTTGCCAATATTTGGGCGCAAATTAATAGTATTAGTCAGTCCAGGGGGTTTGATGCGGGCAAAGCCAACTTTAAAACATCCTACGAGTTTTTAATCCGTTATGATTCCGCTTTGCTTATTGATGTGAGGTGTATGGTTGAATACAATAATAGGTTTTATTCAATACAGAGTATTGAGCGTGTGGATAGGGTGAGGGCTGAGAATAAGTTTGCAAGCCAATTGCAAAACAATCCTGAGGGGAAATATTGGAGGGTGGTGGCAACATCTCAAGACATCGCATAAATGGCGCAATTTACCTTTAAGATAGAGGGTTTGGAAAAGCTTAAGGCACGTATAAAAGAATTACCAAAAGATGTGCAGGAGGAAGTTGTTGGCGAAATACAGGCGTGGGGGAATGAGGTTAATGGTGCGCAATTGGCTTTAATTAGTCAGCAAAAAATACAAGATTTGGGAGCATTGCAGCAAAACACGAAAGCCGTTCCAAATCCTGATGGTGTGGAGTTAATAAGTAATGTTTATTACGCTCCATTTGTTGAATTTGGAACAGGGGCAAAAGTAAAAGTTCCTTCTGAGGTTGCTAATTATGCAGCACGTTTCAGAGGCCAAAAAAGAGGCACATTTGCTGAGTTTGTAATAAAGATGAGGGAATGGCTGAAGCGTAAAGGTTATAACGAAAAGTTGGCATTTATTGCGGCTTTGAATAAGATAAAAAATGGATCGGAGCCTCGGCCTTACTTCTTTGATCCATATTTAAAGAAAAGAAGGCAATTAGTTGAAAGAGTAAAAAAGGTAATATCTGATTTATGAAAGATCCGGTGAAATTTATAAAAGACGCATATTTTAACGCATTGGATGGTGTTATAACATACAATGGCTCAACCATACCAGTTTACGATGAGGAGGCGGATGAAACAGGCGGGGATTACTATATTATCATCTCAACCATTACCGATGCCGATTTCCCAAATAAAGGGAAATTTATGAATGATGTGGAGGTGCTTATTGATGTCGTAAGCCAAAACAATTGGCGGGTGGATTTGGTAAAACAAATAGTTGACAGTATTACTGCAAAGATTATGAATGTGATTATACCTTCGATAGGCACAACATCATTAATCGAGAATGCTGATTTTCAGATAGTGGATGTAAGAAAGGCAAGCACTCAGCATGTTCCGATAATTGATACAGGCACAAAAAAGATAGTTAGGCGGTTAACAAGATTCACTCAATTAATAATAGAAAAATAAAATGGCAACAATTCAAGGTACATCCGTCACTTTACAATTAAGAGAAAGCGGCACAACCGGAGCTTATTTAAATGTAGTTTGTGAAACTACTTCTTCCCTTTCAGGCTCAGCATCTGTAACCACAGCCGTTACAAAATGCAATACAATTACATCTGTTTCTGCACCAACAATAACTTTTGCGGTTGAAGGTGTAGCCGAAACAGCACCATCAGCGGGACAAGTAAGCGTTGAGAATTTGCTAAGTTGGTTTAAAGCTAATACTTTATTGGATGTTAAATACGAAGACCCTGAAGGTACTGGTGCAAATTTTTATGTCCAAGGTTCTGGGTACATGAGTGAATTTGGCATAACTTCGCCTGCTGAGGGTGCGGTTACATTTACTGCATCATTTCAGTTAACTGGTACGATTGATGTAACACCATAATATGAAAATAAACAATAAAGAAATAAGCCTCCGTTTTGGGATGCTTAGTGTGGAGATATTCTTAGGAGAGGCCGATAAAAATAACGGCCTTTCTTATTATAGTTCTTTACAAATGGCTAAGATCATTTATGCTGGAATGGTCAATTTTTACGAGGTTAAGCAATTGCCTTACCCTGTAACTTTTGAGGAGATTTATGATTATGTAGAAAGTAAGATGATAGCCAAAGAGGATGTTGATGAATTGGTAAAAGTTATTGAGGATTTCAACAACTGCCAGGCTATAAAGAAAAAAGCTGAGGATGTAAAGCAAGCCGTTGAAGAGATAGAGGAAATAAAAAAAAAGGAACTGATTGGCATAACACAAGAATCACAGCCTACGCAGCAGGATTAAAGCCTGATGAGTACATGTGGATGAAGCCAAATGACTTTTATCAGTTCATTGAAGGCTATAATAAAAGGCTCATAGATCATCACGAAATAGCAAGGCGGCAAGCTTATTTTATGTTAGCACCTCACCTTAGCAAACCGATGAATATGGGCCAATTTTATAAAACGTACTGGCCATTGCCGGAGGATACTTTTGAGGAGAACAGCCGGGAAAAACGATTGATGGAAAAATTAAAACGGATTAAAGAAAATGTCAGAAGAGGGTCTCAAGATTAAGATAGGTGCGGATGTTCAGCAGGCTGTAACATCATTAAACACATTAAACGCATCTTTAAATAAGACCACGCAAACGGCTGCAAATGTAGGTGCTACCGGGATGAATAATTTAACAAAAGGCACATCCCAAGCCTCAGCAGCCTTAACTAATTTTAGTCGTGTTGCATCTGATGCGCCTTTTGGATTAATAGGTATTGCGAATAACATTGATCCATTAATACAATCATTTGTACAGCTTAGGAAAGAAACAGGCAGCGGAAAGGCTGCATTAGCCGCATTGACATCATCGCTTGCAGGCGGTGGGGGTTTAATATTAGGTATTTCTTTGCTTACATCTGCTTTGCAATTTGTCCAATTAGGTTTTAGTAGGTGGGGTGCAAGTGCAAAACAAGCTAAAGAGGATCAGGATAAATTAAAGCAAGGGACAGATCAGTTAATTACATCTGTAACTAAGCAGAGGGTTGAGTTTGAATCTTTGGTAAATATTGCACGAAATGTTGCCAACAGTGAAAAAGATAGAACAAATGCACTACAAAGATTAAATGAAATTTTGCCTGATACTATAGGCAAACTTAATGCACAAAATATTGCAACAGCAGAGGGTGCAAGGATTACATTGCAATACATAAAAGCAATTGAGTCAAGGGCAACGGCTGAACTTTTGATAAACAGAATCGCGGAAAACAATGTAAAGCTTTTTGATAATAGAAATAATGCTTTATCAAAGTCAGCTGACATTGAGAATAAATTAATTGCGGCAAGGGTAAATTATAATAAAGCATTAACCGCTACCGTTCCTAATTATCAGGTTATTGAGGCTTATGCATCTGACATTGAGAATTTAGAGAATAAAAGAGCGGAAATACAAAAAGAGGGCAGGGATATTGCACAACAGGTATTAAACGATAATGCAAAGCTACGAGCTGAATATGAAAGGCAACTGCCTGCTGTAAATAGTTTAACAGTAAAAAATACTCAAAATTCTAATGTACAAACCAAAACTAAAAAAACTGTTGACGAAATCGGTGATTTATTAAAACAATATTCTGAGCAGCTAAAAGGCATTAATTGGGATGAGCAAAACAGAGGTATCGAAGGGAATAAAAAAAGATTAGAGTTAGCCGGGGAAACATTAAGAACTTTTTATGTTGCTGGCGTAAAAGAATCATCTGATGCTTGGAAAACTGTAAAGGCTGATTTTGAAAAATTTCAGTCTGATTACGATAAGTTTTTAAGAGATCAAAGATTAAAAGAGGTAAACGAAGGAGTAAGTCAATTAAGAACTAATATAGGTAGTCTTTCTGATAAGGAATTATTAAAAGGACAGGAAAACTTAACAAAAGGACTGCAAAAAGTTGGCGCTCAGTTTTTAGCAAATTATGAGTTACAGCAGAAAGGATTAAAAGATTTACAAAAGAAAAATGAGGAGTTAGCAAATACCATAACAGGTTATTTATCCCCGGCTTTGGAAGGTGTATTTGAGTCACTTGTAAAAGGTGAAGATCCATTTGAATCTTTAAAAAATAGTGTTGAACAATTAGTAATACAATTGGGAAAGGCGGTAATTCAGTCTTTAATTTTAAAAGCGGTAACTTCGGCAATTGGGGGGCCAGCGGGCGGTGTTGCAGGTCAAACCTTAGGATTGGGTACAATTAGAGGTGATACATTTTCATTCTTATTAAGCAGAGGCAGATAATGGCATATAACACAAAATATCGCATTGAGTTTGACACGGTAAAAAGCAGATCCGTGAAAGTGGATATTGAACAAGACGGTTTTGCGGGTAGTATAACTAATCTTATTGCATCTGGTGAAATACCACTTGAGATAAACTACCCAAATGGTGAGTTTGATAAAATGAATGGCATAAGGGAAAGTAAAATAAGAATAAAAGTTCTTTCCACAAATGTAGACATATCAGATTTTCTGATTACATCAGATACACAATACAAAGTAAAGATTTACATAAATAATACGGTTGAATGGGTAGGATGGTTGGATAACGACTACATTACAGAAGAGTTTTTAGATACACCTGTAGTCATTGAACTTTCCGCATCGGATGGGTTAAGTTTGGCGAAAAGTATTGATATTTCAGATTTATCTAATAACCAATTGTGGGGTTTATATAGGGTAAAAGATTTTATTGCTTATGCCTTAGACAAAACAGGATTAGGATTAGACTTTTATAGCTTTATAAATATGTTCCCCTCAGGTTTTGCCAGGACTACATTGGATAATGATGCTTTTTATTATTCATACATCACATCACATACCTTTTTGCGTGGGCCGCGTGAGTTTGATGATGCCTATACTGTTTTGTCAAAAATAATGCAGGCTTTTGGGTGTACTTTGTTTCAAGCAAGGGGGGCATGGTATATTATACAAACCAATGATAGGATTGCAAACGATTTAGATGGCAACAGGCGCAATGCCTCAGGTGTATATCAGGAAAACCATTTAAATCAAAATTTCAGCATTGACATTGGTTTAGATAAGGTTACAAAGCTAATCAATGCAGATGCTTTGACAAGTTGGGAAAGGGAGTTTAAAGAAACTATAATAAAATATAGTTTTAAAATGCCGCCTATCTTTTTCCGTAATTGGGATTTATTGGATGGCACTTTTAGCAGTCCTTTGTCTGGAAATGTAACTAGATACATAAAAGTAAATAATGTTGTCACTTCTGTAACATTACAAAGACAAGTTTATAGCTTATTAAATTGGCAAAATGCAGAAAACCCAATAAGCACACAAAATGATGCTTATGTAGGTGTTGAAATAGATCCAACAACAAATGCCGAATTAACAAGGTATTTGATGTTTTATGAAGATACAAACCCTAATAATGATCAAGCCAAACAGACAACAGAATATTGGGTTAATGCAAATGATGTATTAAATTTATCATATTCAACAAGAGAAAAAAATACAGGATTTGTAAATACTAATCAATTTGTTTATGTAAGGTTAGAATTGGCAAATGGCAATTTTTACACACTTAATGCTGCTGGCTTTTGGGATTATAATGTATGGCGAAGGGTGGGGGTAGCCTGGCCAAATGCTGAGGATCGTAGGTTTTGGAAAGAATACGAAATAGAATCGCAGCCATTTCCTGAAACCGGAAAATTAACTATAGAATTTACAAGTGTAGGGCATAGCAGAACTGCTGATAATGAAGTTCACTTTAAAGATTTATCTGTAGAGATTAAAACGTATTTTAATGAGATGCTTGAGGTGGATGGTTACGAGTATAAGAATAGCCAGGTAAATGAATTAAAGAATCTTTATGATAATGAAATATTTGTCAGCAAATCTGATAACATAGGCACGCAGGGCGCAATTTTAACAGATAGTTATGCTCAGGTTCCCAGTTGGAAATACTCAGGCGCAAATGATAATACGGCCGTTCCTTTTGCTAAATATGTAGCAAGGGGGTACTGGAGATCCATGTATCGCAATTTCCAAAGAATGGAGGGAAGGGTTTACGATCTTTATCAAGGCAGTAGGCTGTTGTCTTTGCTTAATACCGTTCAATTCTCAGCCATCACGAATAAAGAGTTTATGATAACTACTCTTAATATTGATTTAAGAGGTGAAGCCGCTGAATTTACAATGATTGAATTGAGAAGCACGGCAAACAATAATGATTTTAGTGAGACAGGAACAGAGGCATTTAAGTATTTAAACGTAAAAGCACGTAATTTTGATGATGTCATTAAGGAGCCTCGTACTCCTATAGATTGGAAATACGGAACGGCTGGTATTGTGGCAAATTTATTAAGAAGAAATAAAAGAAGAAGGTTTAACAATTACTCATAATGGATCAGGTTAAATTGATAAGGATTGTAGATGTTACTCAGTTAAACGGAACGGAGGATAAATTTATTATACACGATTTGCAGGATGGTAAATATTATTTCGGTAATGGTGATTTAATACCTACTGAAATAACTACAGATAATTCTAATAAATGGGCAAAAATATTTTTTTATGGAGGTGATTAGAGTTTTAGGCACATCTTCACCGAGTGCAAACAATTTAACTACTTTGTTTACGGTGGGTGAGGATAAGGGCGCTGTAATATCAATGTTAAATATTTGTAACAGAGATAGTTACGATGCTACGATAAGAATAGCCGTTTACAGGGGTGAATCACCTAGTAATTCTAATTACCTTGAATATGGCATGATCGTTTATGGTAATTGTTCCGCTCAAAGGTTAAAAGGTGTTACGCTAGCGCAAGGGGATAAAGTTGGCATTTGGGCATCATCGGAGCATATTAGTTTTAATTTATTTGGCAGTTTATTTGATCAAACATTTGAATACGCATAAAAATGGCAAATCTTAAAGGCAACGAATTAGTTTTATACGCATATGAGGATTTGGAGCCTATAGGCTGTGAGGAAACTTTTACTCTTAATCTGACATCTACTGAGATAATTACAACAACTAAGGGTAGCGGTAGGGCTACTAATAGAGAATACGGCGCTTATGATTGGAACATACAGGCAAGTGGTGTTGTAACTATTGGTGAGGCAGGCAAAACAAATCCTTTGCATTTTAATGATAATTTGATAAAAGGTAAAAAGGTAGCCATTAAGGCTGTTTATGGTTCTGATTTTTATTTTGGGATTGGTGTTGTAACATCCGCAACAAATACAGGTACATCGGGTGAACTTGCAAAATACGATGTTACCATTACAGCGGATGGGCCGCTTTATAGCACAAACGGATTAAAAAATACTGAGAATGAGCCTGATATATATGAATATAGCAGTACAAGCTATCCGGTAAGCGTTTCTTCTTTTAGTTTATATGCTGTTACTTTATTAATGGTATTTGTTGGTGATGAATATTATGCCCCTGAAACTTACGATTTTATTTCAGATAATGGCTACGGATTGGGCGTAATAACATTTGATTCAGCTTTACCAAGCGGTAAAACAGTTAGATTGTTTATAGTTCCTTAGTTGACATTTGATTTATTAATATCGCATTTATGCGGCTAATTTTGAACAATATGAAGCATGTTTTAAGCATTTTATTTATTATTTTAAGCTTTTCCGCTTTTTCACAAACTAGGTTCCCTTCCGTTGATTCAGCTAAAAATTACGTTTTAAGGTACGTTAAAAATAGTGCTGTTGAGAGTTTTACCAATTGGAGAATGCAAAACGTATCTTATGGAACTTTGGAGCTTTTAGATAGCTTGGCTGGATCGGGGGCAATTGATAGCATTTGGAAAACAGGAGATACTTTAAAATATAGTAAATCAGGTGTTAATTATACAATAGGAACTGTTGGCTCACCTGCAAGCGACACAGCAACCGTTGTAAAAGCATACGTAACAAATGCCGAAGCGGTAACGATTACAAAGGGGCAGGTGGTTTATATTTTTGGCGCACAGGGTGACAGGGCA